GGTTGCGTGGTGCCGAAGCTTAACAGTAGCTGGGAGCCGGTCTATCAGGTCACATTCCCGGATGGCTCCACGGATGTACTGAGCCAGGAGGATATCTGGCATGTGCGCACGCTGACGCTGGACGGACTGGTGGGGCTGAATCCCATCGCCTATGCCCGCGAGGCAATATCGCTGGCGGCAGCGACCGAAGAGCACGGGGCCAGACTGTTCAGCAATGGCGCGGTGACGTCGGGTGTGTTGCGTACAGAGCAGACGCTGTCGGATCAGGCTTATGAGCGCCTGAAGAAAGATTTTGAGGAGCGTCACACCGGGCTTGGTAATGCTCACCGCCCGATGATCCTTGAGATGGGGCTGGACTGGAAGTCGATGGCGCTGAACGCCGAGGACAGCCAGTTCCTGGAAACCCGCAAGTTTCAGCTTGAAGAAATCTGTCGTCTGTTCCGGGTGCCATTGCACATGGTGCAGAACACCGATCGCGCCACCTTCAACAATATTGAAGAGCTGGGGCTGGGATTTATCAACTATTCACTGGTGCCGTATCTGACCCGCATCGAACAGCGGATCAACACCGGACTGGTACGAAAAAGTAAGCAGGGCGTTTTTTACGCCAAATTTAACGCGGGGGCGTTACTGCGTGGGGATATGAAGTCCCGTTTTGAAGCCTATGCCACCGGGATCAACTGGGGGATTTACTCTCCCAATGACTGCCGCGACCTGGAAGATATGAATCCGCGTCCCGGTGGTGATGTCTATCTCACACCGATGAACATGACCACGAAACCCTCCGATGGCAGTAAAGCCGGTAAGCAGAAGGATAACGCCAATGCAGACGAAACAACGTCTTGATGTACCGCTGAGTCTTAAATCTGTAAGTGACTCCGGTGAGTTTGAAGGGTATGGCTCCGTCTTTGGTGTAAAGGACAGCCACGATGATGTGGTGATGTCCGGGGCATTTGCTGCTTCCCTGCGGGAGTGGAGTGACAGAAAAGCGTTACCTGCGCTGCTCTGGCAGCACCGCATGGATGAGCCCATCGGTGTTTACACCGAAATGAAGGAAGACGATGTCGGGCTTTACGTTAAGGGGCGATTGCTCATTGATGATGATCCCCTGGCAAAACGTGCACATGCACACATGAAGGCCGGTTCGTTAACCGGCCTTTCTATTGGGTACGTACTGAAAGACTGGGAATACGACCGGAGCAAAGAAGCCTTTCTGCTGAAAGAAATCGACCTCTGGGAAGTCAGTCTGGTGACGTTCCCGTCAAACGATGAGGCACGGATCAGCGACGTCAAGAACGCGCTGGCCCGCGGGGAAATCCCCGAACAGAAAAAAATCGAAAGAGTCCTGCGTGATGTCGGACTCTCCCGTACCCAGGCCAAAGCATTCATGGCCGGGGGCTATGGCGCACTGTCCCTGCGCGACGCTGAGGATGTGGGCTCTGCACTGAATGTACTGAAAAATCTGAACTTCTAATCAGGAGAAATACGATGGCGGTTGATATTAAAGATGTGGAACAGGTCGCGCAGGAACTGCAACAGAAGTTTGACGACTTCAAAGCAAAGAACGACAAGCGCGTTGAGGCGATTGAGCAGGAAAAGGGCAAGCTTGCCGGGCAGGTGGAAACCCTGAACGGGAAACTCAGCGAGCTGGAAAATCTCAAAAGCGACCTTGAAAAAGAGCTGCTTGAGCTGAAACGTCCGGCACGTGGAGCGCAAAACAAGGTGGCTGCAGAACATAAAGACGCTTTCGTCGGCTTTCTGCGTAAAGGCCGCGAAGACGGTCTGCGCGATCTGGAGCGTAAGGCGTTGCAGGTGGGCACTGATGAAGATGGTGGTTATGCCGTGCCGGAAGAGCTGGATCGCAGCATTCTCAGCCTGCTGAAAGATGAGGTGGTGATGCGCCAGGAGGCCACGGTGATCACCGTGGGCGGTTCCGACTATAAAAAACTGGTGAATCTGGGTGGTACGGCTTCCGGATGGGTCGGCGAAACTGACACGCGTTCCCAGACCGCTACTTCCAGGCTGGGACTGATTGAGCCTTTCATGGGGGAAATCTACGGCAACCCGCAGGCCACCCAGAAAATGCTGGATGATGCCTTCTTCAACGTGGAAGCCTGGATCAACAGTGAACTGGCGACCGAATTTGCCGAACAGGAGGAAATTGCCTTTACCACTGGTGACGGCACCAAGAAGCCGAAAGGGTTCCTGGCCTATGAATCCACCGAAGAGTCCGATAAGGCTCGTGCGTTCGGTAAACTTCAGCACATCGTATCCGGTGAAGCGACCGCGGTGACCGCTGATGCCATCATTAAGCTGATTTACACGCTGCGTAAGGCGCATCGTACCGGCGCGAAGTTCATGATGAACAACAACAGCCTGTTTGCCATCCGTCTGCTGAAAGATACCGAGGGTAACTATCTGTGGCGTCCGGGGCTGGAACTGGGACAGCCATCCTCACTGGCGGGTTACGGTATCGCTGAAAACGAACAGATGCCGGATATCGCCGCCGATGCGAAAGCCATTGCGTTTGGTAACTTCAAACGGGGTTACACCATCGTTGACCGTATCGGCACCCGCATCCTGCGCGACCCGTACACCAACAAACCGTTTGTCGGTTTTTATACCACCAAGCGCACCGGGGGTATGCTGGTCGATTCACAGGCTATCAAGCTGCTGAAAATCGCTGCGGCGTAATCACTGGTGGGGCGCTGAACGGCGCCCCTGTTCTGACAGGTGAGGGAATCATGATCCTGAAACAAGATCTCAAATGGTCGCCAGACGGTCTGCGTGTTGAAATCATTCGTGCCGGTGAACACGACGACAGGATACTCCCGGCCCGGGTGCAGGAGATTGCGCTTCAGACCGGGTTAGCAGAGTGCGAAACCAGTGCAAAAAGCAATAAAGCGGTGAAAGAGAAAAAATCCACGACCAGTCAAGAGGGCTGAGTATGCTTCTGAGCGTGGAAGAAATTAAAGCTCAACTCCGGCTGGATGAGGATTTTGAAGCCGATGAGCGTTACCTGCAACTGCTGGCCAGAGCGGTACAAAAGCGGACGGAGACGTATCTGAACCGGAAGCTCTATGCGCCGGATGAAACCATTCCGGACAGCGATCCTGACGGACTGCTCCTGCAGGATGATATCCGTCTGGGGATGTTGATGCTTATCAGTCATTTCTACGAAAACCGATCTTCCGTCACGGAAGTGGAAAAACTCGACATGCCACAGAGCTTTGGCTGGCTTGTCGGTCCATACAGGTACTTTCCACAATGAAAATTCGTCAGGCGCAGACCAGCGCCACATACCTTTTGCCCGACCCGGGCGAACTTGACCAGCGCATTGTTATCCGGCGGCGTGTCGATGTTCCGGCTGATGACTTTGGCGTAACGCCGACGTACCCGGAGCAGATCCGGACGTGGGCCAAAAAAGCGCAACCCGGTGCGGCAGCTTATCAGGGGTCTGTGCAGATAGAAAACAGGGTGACGCACTATTTCACCATCCGTTTTCGCCGCGGTATCACCGCCGATCATGAAGTGCTCCACGACGATATTTCTTATCGGGTTAAACGGGTCCGTGATCTGAACGGTAAACGCCGCTTTCTGTTGATCGAGTGCGAAGCGCTGGGTACCGATAACGGGAGTGACTATGCCGCAGAAAGCATATTTACACGTTGATTTCGTACAGCCGGAAGAACTGGTGTTTAACCGGGCGAGAATGCGACGGGCGTTCGTCAAAATTGGTCAGGTGCACATGCGTGATGCGCGGCGACTGGTCATGAAACGTGGCCGCTCGAAGCCAGGCGAAAACCCCTCGTACCGCACCGGCCAGCTGGCGCGTTCTATCGGCTACTACGTACCCCGTGCGTCAAAAAAACGTCCGGGGCTCATGGTGAAGATCGCGCCTAACCAGAAAAACGGCGAGGGCAACCGGCATATCAACGGTGCCTTTTACCCCGCCTTTCTGTTCTACGGTGTTCGCCGTGGGGCGAAACGTAAGAAAGGCCATCATCGCGGCGCATCAGGCGGCAGCGGCTGGCGTGTGGAACCACGTAACAACTACATGACTGAGGTTCTGGATAAACGCCGCAGCTGGACACGTTATGTGCTCTCCCGCGAATTGCGAAAATCACTCCGTCCTCAGCGAAGGAAGAAAAAATGAAATTAACCCCGATTATTGCGGCACTTCGCAGCCGTTGCCCTCGGTTTGAAAACCGTGTGGGTGGCGCAGCGCAGTTTAAAGCGATACCGGAGGCCGGAAAGCTCAGACTACCAGCCGCGTATGTTGTGCCAGCCGAAGACGTCACGGGTGAGCAGAAATCGCAGACCGACTACTGGCAGGATTTGACGGAGGGTTTTTCCGTCATCGTGGTACTCAGCAACGAACGGGATGAAAAAGGGCAGTGGGCTTCTTACGACGCAGTTCACGACGTCAGGCAGGAAATCTGGAAGGCGCTGCTGGGGTGGGAGCCGGATTCGCAGGTGCATGAAATTCAGTATGCGGGTGGGATGCTTCTCGATCTGAACCGCCACGAACTGTATTACCAGTTCGACTTCACGGTGAAGTATGAAATTACCGAAACAGACACCCGCCAGCAGGATGATCTGGACGGCCTGCCCGATCTTAAAACGCTCAGTATTGATGTTGATTTTATCGAACCCGGTACCGGGCCAGATGGCGACATCGAGCACCACACCGAAATTACATTTCAGGAATAAACCATGTTTGTGAAACCCGCAAAAGGGCGATCGGTTCCCGATCCGGCCCGTGGCGACCTTTTACCTGAAGGAGGTCGAAATGTTGATGAGAATAACTACTGGCTGCGCCGCGAGGCCGCTGGTGATGTCCGGCGCACGAATAAAAAGGTGAAAACAAATGGCGATTAGTTTTAATTCCATCCCGTCAGATACACGGGTTCCGCTGTTTTATGCCGAGATGGATAACTCGGCGGCAAATACCGCCCGGGACAGCGGGGCATCACTGCTGATTGGTCACGCCAGCAATGATGCGTCAATTGCCGTCAACAGTCTTGTTCTGGTGTCATCGGTTGATTATGCCCGTCAGATTTGCGGTGCCGGAAGCCAGCTGGCCCGTATGGTCGGGGCGTACCGTAAGACCGATCCATTTGGCGAACTGTATGTCATTGCCGTACCTGAATCCACAGGCGCGGCAGCAACCGTCGCTTTGACGGTAACTGGCGAAGCGACGGAAACCGGAACGGTGAATGTCTATACCGGCCGAACCCGCGTTCAGGCTCCCGTGACCAGCGGTGATGACGCTGCGGCGGTGGCTGTGAGCATTAAGGATGCGGTCAATGCAAACCCTGATCTTCCCTTTACGGCAACATCAGAAGCGGGGGTGGTGACACTGACTGCGCGCCACAAGGGGTTATATGGAAATGAAATTCCGGTCACTCTCAATTATTACGGCTTTGGCGGTGGGGAGGTGTTACCGGCGGGTGTGAATATTACGGTTGCCAGCGGCGTGAAGGGGGCTGGTGCGCCAGCTCTTAACGACGCGGTGGCAGCGATGGGAGATGAGCCGTTCGATTATATCGGCCTTCCGTTTAACGACACGGCATCGGTGAACTCGATGGCAACTGAAATGAATGATTCCAGCGGTCGCTGGAGTTATGTCCGGCAGTTGTATGGTCACGTTTATACGGCGAAGACGGGGACTCTGTCGGAGCTTGTGGCCGCGGGTGACCAGTTTAACCTGCAGCACATCACCCTGGCGGGCTATGAGAAAGATACCCAGACGCCTGCTGATGAACTGGCTGCAAGCCGTACTGCCCGTGCTGCGGTTTTTATCCGTAACGATCCGGCGCGCCCGACCCAGACCGGGGAGCTGGTGGACATGCTGCCGGCACCGAAAGGCAAACGTTTCACGACGACTGAACAGCAGACGTTACTTTCCCACGGTGTGGCAACGGCGTATGTGGAAAGCGGCGTGCTGCGTATTCAGCGGGATATCACGACGTACAGGAAAAATGCGTATGGTGTGGCGGATAACAGCTACCTTGACAGCGAGACGCTGCATACCAGTGCTTATGTGTTGCGCCGTCTGAAATCTGTTATTACCAGTAAATACGGGCGCCATAAACTTGCTAATGATGGTACGCGTTTCGGGTCTGGTCAGGCCATTGTCACGCCTGCCGTTATCCGTGGTGAGCTGGGATCAACATATCGCCAGATGGAGCGGGAAGGCATCGTGGAAAACTTCGATCTGTTCCAGCAACATCTGATAGTGGAGCGTAACGCGAACGATTCGAACCGCCTGGATGTGCTGTTTCCGCCTGATTATGTCAATCAGTTACGTGTGTTTGCAGTGCTTAACCAGTTCCGTCTGCAGTATAGCGAGGAGGCTGCATAATGGGAAAAATTGCGGGAACAACGTATTTCAAAATCGATGGACAGCAACTGTCGGTAACCGGAGGGATTGAAGTCCCCATGAACACCAAAGTTCGTGACGACGTGATTGGCCTGGATGGTTCCGTTGACTACAAGGAAACCAGCCGGGCACCGTATACGAAGGTGACCGCCAAAGTGCCGAAAAACTTCCCGGTCGATAAAATTACGTCTTCTGATGTTATGACCATCACATCAGAGCTGGCAAATGGTCAGGTGTATGTTCTCTCAAACGCCTGGCTGCACGGCGAAGCCAACCATAACCCGGAAGAGGGCACCGTGGATCTTGAGTTCCACGGTGAGGAGGGATTTTACCAGTGATAAAAGAACTTGTGCTCAAAAAGCCGATTATGGCGCATAACGAAAAGCTTCATGTGCTGGAGCTGCGCGAACCGTCCTACGATGAAATCGAAGCCATTGGTTTTCCGTTCACCGTTTCCGGTGACGGCGGCGTCCGGCTGGACAGTTCGGTTGCGCTGAAATATATCCCTGTGCTGGCAGGTATTCCACGCTCCTCGGCAGCGCAACTGGCAAAACTGGATATTTTCAAAGCCTGTATGTTGATCCTCAATTTTTTTACCCGGTCGGAGACGGAGGAGGACTCAGAAAGCGGGTCTACAACACCGCATACTTCTGGCGAATAAACCCCCTGGAGCTCCGGCGGGCGGCGATATCCGATTTTCTGGAGCTGGAGTTGGAGGCTGTCCGTATCAATGAGGAAATGAAGCATGGCTGACAGTTTCCAGTTAAAGGCCATTATCACTGCCGTTGACCAGTTATCGGGTCCGCTGAAAGGGATGCAGCGGGAACTGAAGGGATTTCAGAAAGAAATGGCCGGGCTGGCGATCGGTGCTGCTGCTGCCGGGACCGCTGTTCTTGGGGCGCTGGCGCTGCCCGTGAATGCTGCGATCGGCTTTGAGTCAAAAATGGCTGACATCCGGAAGGTGGTTGACGGCCTGGATGATAAAAAAGCATTCGCGCAGATGAGTGACGATATCCTGACGCTGTCCACACAGTTACCGATGGCGGCGGAGGGAATTGCAGAGATCGTGGCGGCGGGCGGGCAGGCAGGCATTGCCCGCGGCGATTTGATGCAGTTTGCGAACGACGCAGTGAAAATGGGTGTGGCGTTTGATACCACTGCCGAAGAGTCCGGTCAGATGATGGCGCAGTGGCGGACAGCGTTCAGACTGACGCAGGAAGACGTGGTTGTCCTGGCCGATAAAATCAACTATCTGGGGAATACCGGCCCGGCAAATGCGAAGAAAATTTCTGATATCGTGACGCGGATTGGTCCGCTTGGCGGTGTTGCCGGAGTGGCATCCGGCGAAATTGCCGCGATGGGCGCCACCATTGCCGGGATGGGGGTTGAATCGGAGATAGCCTCCACCGGCATCAAAAACTTCATGCTGTCGTTAACCGCAGGTAATTCGGCAACCAAAGCCCAGAAACAGGCTATGGCTTTCCTGAAGCTGAATCCCCGGAAACTCGCTGAGGATATGCAAAAGGATTCGCGCGGGGCCATGCTGAAGGTGCTGGACTCGCTCGCGAAAGTGCCAAAAGCTAAACAGGCCGCCGTCATGAATGCGCTGTTTGGCAAGGAGTCACTTAGCGCGATTGCCCCGCTGCTGACCAACCTGGATTTGTTACGCACCAATTTTGATCGTGTGGCTGATGCCCAGGAATATGGCGGCTCGATGCAGAAGGAATACGCATCCCGCGCGGCCACAACAGAAAACCAGCTGGTTCTGCTGAAAAACAGCGTCAATGCGATTTCGGTAACGCTGGGCGATACCTTCCTGCCCGCCATTAACGAAGCTGCAGAAGCGGTCATGCCTTACCTGGAGCAGCTCCGGACATTCGTTCGCGCGAATCCTGAACTGGTTCAGTCTGCGGCGAAGTTCGGCGCGGCGCTGCTGGCTGTTGGCGTATCCATTGGCAGCCTGTCCCGGGCTGTCAAAATCCTGAACAGTGTCATTAATCTCTCTCCGGCGAAAGTCGCCATTGCGGCGCTGGTGGCCGGCGCTATGCTGATCATTGAGAACTGGGACGATGTTGCTCCGGTGATTAAGGCGGTATGGCAGGAGGTCGATAACGTTGCGCAGGAGATGGGCGGATGGGAGACGGTGATTGAAGGGGTTGGTCTGGTTATGGCTGGTTCTTTTACCGTCAGGACCATTGGTGCCCTGCAGCAGTCCGTCCTGCTGGCCGGACGGCTTTCCGGTCTGCTGGGTAAAATTGGCCGGATGGGGGCCATGACGCTGACAATTGGCGTGGCGGTGTCACTCTTTAAAGAGCTTAAGGATCTGGAGCAGGGGGCAAAGGATGCGGGTATGGATGCTGGCGCATTCGCTGTACAGAAGCTGCAAACGAAGGAGCGTGAACGCGGGTATAACGGTTTTATTCCCAGACTCAAAGAGCTTCTTGGTATGGACACCCCGATTCCGCAGGGGCGTTATCAACCTTATGTGCCACTGACCCGGCGTTCTGGCGTACTCGAGCGAGCTGTCCCGCCATCAACGCAGCGCAGCGAACTCAAAGTGACATTTGAGAATGCACCACAAGGTATGCGTGTGACTGATATACCGAAATCCGGTAATCCATTGATGAACATCAGCCATGATGTGGGTTACTCACCCTTTCGTACATCACGATAAACCTGCTCCGGCAGGTTTTCTTATGGGGTAAATATGGCTTTTTTCTCCTCAACTGGCTGGCGCGGGCGCCTGCGTGATGCATCATTTCGTGGAGTGCCTTTCTCCGTTGAAGATGATGAAAGCACCTTTGGACGCCGCGTACAGGTACATGAATATCCGAACAGGGATAAGCCCTGGACGGAGGATTTAGGTCGCGCCACGCGCCGCCTGACGATAAATGCTTATCTTGTCGGTGATGATTACGCAGACAGGCGGGATCGTCTTATTGGTGCCATTGAAACCGCAGGCCCTGGTACGCTGGTCCATCCGCAGTATGGCGAAATGCAGGGCAGCATTGACGGACAGGTCAGGATCACTCACAGCAGTACAGAAGGGCGCATGTGTCGTGTCTCCTTTCAGTTTGTGGAAAGTGGGGAACTTTCTTTTCCGGTGGCAGGAATGGCAACGGCGAAGCGCCTGGAAACGTCAGGCGGGCTTTTCGACGATGCGATTGACAGTATGTTTTCCACATTCTCGTTGTCAGGTATTTCTGATTTTATCCAGAACGATGTCATTGCCGATGCAGCCTCCATGCTGGGCGATGTTGCCGATGCTTTCAGGATGGTTGACTCCGGCGTGTCTGCCGCAATGCGGCTGTTACAGGGGGATTTGTCTGTCATTCTGATGCCACCGGGCGCCGCAAGTGATTTCGTTAACGCACTGCAAAAAGCCTGGCGCTCAGGTGACAGGCTCAGGGGCAGTACATCGGATCTGGTCACGATGATAAAAACGATGTCAGGTATCACGCTTGATCCCGGTCTTTCCCCTCGAGGCACCTGGCCCACTGACTCCGGATCTGCTGCGAAACAGAAAATGCAACGCAATATGATCGCAGCCGCCATCAGGACAACAGCCATCAGCACAGCCGTCCACGCCGTGACAACACTGAAGCAGCCGCGTGATGTACCTGGTGTCCGGGGCGTAAATCAGCCTGCAGGAACAGGCCGTGACTCAGACATTATCACTGTCATGCACCCGGCGCTGGATGGTGTACAGACAGTCAGTAATGGCAGCTCTCCACCGAATTATGAGGATCTGAAAGCTATCCGGACCGCGCTCAATGCTGCGATTGACCAGGAGCAGTTGCGTATCCGGGATGATGTGCTTTTCCAGCAAATTTCCGTTATGCGGACGGATCTCAATCGCGATATTTCTGCACGACTGGCACAGGTTGAACGTACTGCATTGCGAACGCCTGATGATGTTCTGCCTGCACTGGTACTGGCTGCAGCCTGGTATGACGACGCCGGGCGGGAATCTGACATCCTCACTCGTAATCCCGTTCCCCATCCAGGATTTATCCCGGTTGAGCCGCTGAGGGTTCCGGTACGATGAATAATACGGTTTTTTTACGCGTCAACGGGCGTGACTGGGGAGGATGGACGTCAGTACGGATAAGTGCGGGCATTGACCGTATTGCCCGGGACTTTAATGTCTCGATCACCCGGCAGTGGCCTGGTGGAGAAGACGTACCGCCAGTAAAAAATGGTGACTCTGTTGAGGTACTCATTGGCGATGATTTAGTTATTACCGGCTGGGTTGAGGCGTTACCGCTACGTTATGATGCGCAGACCATTATGACGGGCATTGTCGGGCGCAGCAAAACGGCAGATCTTATCGACTGTTCTGCGTCGCCTGCACAGCATAAAGGGGAAAATTTATTCCTGATCGCCAGCGCACTTGCCCGGCCATTCGGTGTGGACGTTGTTGATGCAGGCGCGCCGGCAGCCGCCGTTATTGAGGCTCAGCCGGAACATGGTGAAACGGTTGTGGACTGTCTGAACAGGCTGCTTGGACAGGCTCAGGCGCTGGCATATGACGACGAACGGGGACGGCTGGTTCTCGGCAGGCCGGGCAGTATGAAAGCAGCCACGGCACTGGTACTTGGCGAAAATATTCTTTCCTGTGATACCGAGCGTAGTGTTCGTGAGCGTTTCTCCAGTTATCTGGTTACGGGGCAGCGTCCTGGTACGGATGACGATTTCGGCGAGGCAACCATTGCTGCTATCCGGCAGAGTACTGGTGATGCAGGCGTCACGCGGTATCGTCCCCACACCATTCAGCAGTCAGGAACTGCCACAACTGACAGCTGCAAATCACGCTGTGAATTTGAAGCCCGTCAGCGTGCGGCGAAAACGCTGGAAACCACCTATACCGTACAGGGATGGAGACAGGGGAATGGCGAATTGTGGAAACCGAATCAGGCCGTGGTGGTGTATGACCCGCTGAACGGTTTTGACAATGAAACGCTGGTGATCGCCGAAGTGACGTACAGCCAGGACAATAACGGCACCCTGACCGAAATCCGGGTGGGGCCTGCGGATGCCTATCTTCCTGAACCATTCAGGCCGAAAGCGAAGAAAAAAGTCAGTGAGGAGGCAGATTTCTGATGGCTAACCATCCTCTTCAGAACATGATAACGCGCGCAGTCATTACCGCGATTGATACCGTCAGAAAATGCCAGACTGCCGGACTGAAACTTATTGCCGGTGAAAAAAAAGAGAATGTGGAGCATCTTGAACCTTACGGTTTCACCTCTGCAGCACAGAATGGCGCAGAAGCGGTGGTATTGTTTCCCGGCGGTGACCGTTCGCACGGAGTGGCTGTGGTTGTGGCTGACCGCCGCTTCAGACTGAAAGGGCTGGCGCGCGGGGAAGTCGCGCTATATGACGATCAGGGGCAGTCGGTCACATTAACCCGAGCCGGAATAGTGGTAAATGGCGGCGGAAAGCCAGTTATTTTCACGAATGCCACTAAAGCACGTTTTGAAATGCCGATCGAATCCACTGGCGATATCAGGGACAACTGTGACAGCAGTGGAAAAACGATGGCTGAAATGCGCACGACCTATAACGGTCATACCCATAAAGAAAATGGCGATGGCGGCGGTATAACCGATAAGCCTGGCCAACCCATGAGCTGACACCATGATCCTTTATGTTAATGGAATCCGTAAGGATGCCACGGCTTCGCTCGACTTTCTGACGCGGGCAGTGGTGATTTCTCTTTTTACCTGGCGCCGGGCGGAGCGGGATGACAGGACCCCACAGCCATACGGCTGGTGGGGGGACACCTGGCCTGCTGTTCAGAATGACCGCATCGGTTCCCGCCTCTACCTGCTGAAACGCCGCAAACTCACCAATAAAACGCCGCAGGATGCCCGCGAATACATGCAGCAGGCGCTGGCGTGGATGACAGACGATGGCGTGGCGGCACGTATTGATGTGACATCTGAACGCACAGGAACAGATACCCTGGCAGCTGGCGTGACGATATATCAGCGGGACGGGGTAATTCACAATATTACATTCGATGATATATGGAGCAAACTTAATGGCTGACAGTCAATTTGCACGTCCTGAACTTCCTCAGTTGATTGCTACCATTCGCAGCGATTTACTGACCCGTTTTCAGCAGGATGTTGTGTTACGTCGCATGGATGCCGAGGTTTACAGCCGGGTACAGGCTGCTGCCGTACATACGCTGTATGGTTATATCGATTATCTGGCCCGGAATATGCTGCCTGATATGTGTGATGAGGACTGGCTTTACCGTCACGCGAGGATTAAGCGTTGTCCCAGGAAAAATGCCGTATCTGCGAAGGGATTTGCACGCTGGGATGGTATTGCCGGAACGCCGGAGATCCCCGCGGGTACACAGATTCAGCGGGATGATCAGGTTACATTCACGACCCTGCAGACGGTGAAAGCTTCCGGCGGCCTGTTACGTGTGCCGGTTATTGCTGATGTGGCGGGAACTGCCGGTAATACTGACGATGGTACGGCGTTACGCCTTGGCACGCCGATTACTGGTATTCCTTCTACAGGTTACGCTGACACTCTGACCGGGGGGGGCTGATACAGAGGAGCCTGAAACGTGGCGCGCGCGCGTCATGGAACGCTATTACTGGATACCACAGGGGGGCGCTGATCCTGATTACGTCATCTGGGCAAAGGAAATCGCGGGAATAACCCGTGCGTGGACATTCCGCCATTATAAGGGGACCGGCACCGTTGGTGTGATGGTGGCTACCAGTAACCCGGTGAATCCGGCTCCTGGCGACGATCTCGTTAAGGCTGTACGTGACCATATTTTGCCGCTGGCACCTGTTGCTGGCGGCGGACTCTTTGTTTTCGCTGCCACTGAAAAAAGCATTCCGGTAACAGTCGCACTGGCCAAAGATACCCCGGAAATTCGTACTGCCATTATTGCGGAGCTAAATGCGCTGATGCTGCGTGATGGCGCGCCGTCCGGAAAAATTTATGTTTCGCGAATCAGCGAGGCGATAAGTCTGGCGACCGGGGAAGTGGCACATCAGCTGCGTGTGCCGGCGGCAGATGTGGTGCTGGGAAAAACTGAACTTCCTGTCCTGGGGAATATAACCTGGGCCACCTATACCGGGGAGAACGGATAACTATGGCATTACAGGACGAATATACGCAGTTACTTTATCACCTTCTGCCGGAAGGGCCTGCCTGGGACGGAGAAAACCCACTGATTGAAGGGCTGGCGCCGTCGCTGAACCGGGTACATCAGAGAGCGGATGAACTGATGGCTGAAATTGATCCGGCCAGAACCACAGAACTGATAGACCGTTATGAACAGCTGTATGGCCTGCCTGATTCCTGTGCACCGGAAGGCGTTCAGACATTACAGCAGCGCCAGCAACGGCTGGATGCAAAGGCAAATGTTGCTGGCGGTATAAACGAGAGGTTTTATCGGGAACAGCTTGATGCGTTGGGGTATACCGCTGCCACCATTGAGCAGTTTCAGAATCTCGACAGCACACCCGATCCTGAATGGGGGGAATTCTGGCGTTACTACTGGCGTGTGAATATTCCGGCTGATGCGAACATCAGCTGGCAGACCTGTACAAGCACCTGCGACTCTGCGATCAGAACGTGGGGCGATACTGTTGCTGAATGTGTGATTGATAAGCTTTGTCCGTCACATACGGTTGTTGTTTTTGCTTATCCGGAAGGAAAAGAGAATGCACAGAATTGATACGCCCACCGCGCAAAAAGATAAATTTGGTCAGGGAAAAAACGGATTTACGAATGGTGATCCCGCCACGGGCCGCCGCGCAACGGATCTCAACAGTGATATGTGGGATGCAGTCCAGGAAGAGGTCTGTACTGTTATTGAAGCCGCCGGCATACCACTCAGTAAAGGCGAACATACGCAGCTTCACGCCGCCATTGGCAGGCTGATCGATGAACAGGTTAAAACCCGTCTTGAAAAAAATCAGAATGGCGCGGACATCCCGAATAAGCCGCTGTTTCTCCAGAACGTCGGTTTAGGAGAAACGATAAATCTCGCTGCAGGGGCCCTGCAAAAATCGCAGAACGGCGGCGATATTCCTGACAAAAAACAATTTGCGAGAACCATCGGTGCGGTAACGTCAACCACCATTACACTTGGCGAATCAGGCTGGTTCAAAATCGCCACGGTTGTAATGCCGCAGGCTACATCAACTGCGGTGATTAAACTGTACGGTGGGGCGGGGTTTAACGCTGGTTCACCTGAACAGGCGGCAATCAGCGAACTGGTATTGCGTGCCGGTAATGGTTCACCTGTTGGAATAACCGCCACATTATGGAGGCGTTCACCTTCTGCTGCTAACGAGGTCGCATGGGTTAATACATCAGGCGACACCTACGATATTTATATTAATATCGGCCAGTATGCGTACTGGTTAATTGCGCAATATGATTACACCGGTAATGCAAATGTCACGCTGCACAGTACGCCTGAATATTCATCAGTTCAGCCGGGAAACTCAACCAGCGGTCAGACATATACACTGTTTAATAGTCTGATGAAACCCACAGCCGGTGACGTTGAGGCACTGTCAGTTAATGGAGGGAGGCTAAACGGTCCGTTAGGCATTGGTACTGATAATGCGCTGGGTGGTAATTCGATTGTATTCGGAGATAACGATACAGGGTTTAAGTGGCACAGTGACGGCGTTCTGGGGATTTATGCCAATAATGCTCTGGTTGGTTATATCGACAATTCCGGGCTGCACATGTCAGTAGATGTTCTCACTAATGGTGCCGTACGCGCAGGCAACGCAAAAAAACTGTCACTGACGAGCAATAATAATTCGACAATGACAGCCACGTTTAATTTATGGGGCGACGCAAACAGGCCAACAGTTATTGAACTGGACGACGATCAGGGATGGCATCTGTACAGCCAGCGAAATCCTGACGGTTCGATTGTCTTTACGGTCAATGGAGATATCACCGCTAACACGCTTCGTGCAGGCGGGGCTATCTATCAGAATAACGGCGACATCTTTGGTTCGCTATGGGGAAATGGCTGGTTAAGTACCTGGATTAATAATAATCTCGTCTTAGATGTTCAGTTAGGGGCTGGCACATCAGTGACTACCTGGAACAATGCAGGTTCCTGGCCTAACACTCCCGGATATGTAGTTACCTCCGTCTGGAAAGATTATCAGGGCGAAAATATTGATGGTATTAATTATGCGCCTTTGCAAAAACGAGTCGGGAGTCAGTGGTATACCGTACAAGGGGGAACGGTATAATGAAAAAATATCAGAATATCAAAAATTTCAGACTTATTGACGCGCCCGTAAACAGGGATAAAACTCAGGCTGAAATAAATATAGGTGCATATTTTCTGGAGTCGGACGATGGACAGGACTGGTATGAGTGTCAGTCATTATTTTCTGATGATACTGCAAAAATAATGTACGACCATGAGGGGGTTATCTGGGGTGTTGTTAATAAGCCAGTCCCGCAACGAGGAAACACATATTCTGTATCAATGTTGTGGCCGGTTAATATGTCTGTTGCGGAAATAGACGCTGCTGACTGCCCTGATGATTGCCGTGGTGATGGTACGTGGTTATATCAGGACGGTAAAGTCGTTCAACGGGGTTATTCTCCGGAAGAGCTGCGTAAAAAGGCGGAGGCTGAAAAAGTTCGCCGCCTTGCTGAGGCTGAATCAGCCATCGCACCACTGGCACGGGCAGTAAAACTAAAAATTGCCACAGATGAAGAGATTAAACGGCTGGAAGCATGGGAACTTTATAGCGTAATGGTAAACAGGGTGGATACATCTGCGCCTGACTGGCCGGATATACCACGCTAAATATTCAGGCGGGTTTATTACCCGCCTTTTCTTTTTCCTGTCGTTGTGCCATCAACCTGACAGCCGGTACAAATAGCCCCCTCTTGTGTACTGACCTGAAAATATACTCACCCCTTAACCACGGAGTTAACCGGATGAGTGATTTTCACCACGGCACGCAGGTCATCCAATTTAATGGAGGTACGCGCGTCACATCCACGATATCGATCGAAATCGTCAGTATGGTCTTTACGTTTAGCTTTGCCGAAACATTGCTCGCGTTTATATCATACGTTTGCAAATAATTATCTCCAGGAGCTGATAGTCAAACTGCTGGTATCCATAAAAATATGTTCATGCTTAAATTCTATAAAATTACAAAACTCTTCATAATTGTGCCGTATAGAACAATTAAAATAATGCCTTAGCCCACCGCAGACACCATCAATGTATGGATCGCCATAAGGTTTACTGTGCATAATTTCAAGTCCTTTTTTCAATGCCGGATGCTCGCTGCGGTTAACGGCGATAATCCCATTTTCAAGACTCATGCTATTACCTTTACGACTTACATGAACAGCAATACCATCAGGTAAATACAAAGTGCCGAGTTTACCTGTAAGTAACATATCAGCATCAAGATATATGCAGCCACCTCCAGGTTGCAGGTGATGGCAGCCATGTTTGCCCGCCTCCAGAAAAGCATTACTTCCTTTTAATAAAAAAAGATTTCTGTAAAAATCAAACCGTACATGTCCCAAGCGTTTATCATGGGACGAAACAAGGGACTCCTCTGGATTGTTCTTTAAAACTTCATTTAAACTCTTTTTTATCTCACCAAGCAGATATTCATCTCTGACATTTGCTGGTTGAGCTTCAATTTTAGCGATGTTTTCTAAATAAATATCTGATAGTTTCTTGTCATACATGCTATAATCCAGGTCGGAATTATAGATAACCTTTATATTTTCATATTGTTTTTCCAGCTTTGCTAATGCTTTCTTTTGTCCAGCACTAAAATTCCCATCAACTAAAACCCCGATAGTTCTCTCTTTTTCTATTATAGCGGCGTTGATAATATTATTGAGATAGGGGTTTTGTTGAGTATTAATAATTGGGATCTGGTTTTCCCCAAACCTGCTTGGGTTTCGTTCAAACCATTGAAAAAGTAGGGGGGTGTGCTGATCTAATGGCAATAAAGGATATTCAACTCCGGCAAAGTTTGCACTACCTGATGAAGGCAGAGTAATAGCTGGAGTTGCAGTATGAGAATAGTTCTGGCATGAAAGAAAACCTCTGACTCGAGAAAACAT